CAGAACAACGCAAGCGTGTTCGTTTACTTCCTGCAGGTATGACACCTATTCAACTTAATGGATATGGTGAAAAATTCAGTGACGCGCTTGACGAGTATTTAGTTAACAGTATCTGTGGTCATTATGGTGTAGGACCAACAGAAATTGGTTTTATGCCTAAAGGCGGTATAGGTGGAAGTGGTATTCAACAGGGACAAGCCGAATCGGCTATGGTTATTGGTGATATTCCTTTCGCTAATTGGTTAGGCAAAATCATTACGAATCTTTCGTATCTATATCTAGGTATGCCACGCGAACTAGAATTTAAGTTTATGGCTTCTGGGCGCGAAGATGTTATGCAAACTGCTCAGGCTCAAGAAATCGAACAACGCAACGGTAAATTGACTATTAATGAAGGTAGAAGTAGAAAAGGCTTGCCTCTAATTGATTCACCTGAAGCAGATTTACCTATGCTCATTGTTGGTTCAGCAGGTTATGTTTTAACACCAGAAGGTATTCAACCTTTTGTTGAACCTGCTCCTGCAATTGCACCTCAATCAGAAAATGCAACAGCAGAAACTCCTGTTAATGCTATTGAACCTACAAATGAAGAAACTGTTAATGAAGTAAAAGCATTCATGAAATGGGTAAACAAAGGTAAGCGAGCGCGACTATTTGAATTCAAATCCCTAGACCCGATTGTAGGAGAAGCATTAAATAAGTGCGCCTTTGATGGTGATATTGAGTCTGCTAGGGCTTTAGCGAAAGCCTACTTACCTTAGTGTGGGGCGCTCATAAGGCTGATGGGCGCATTGCTTCTAATAACGCTCCGAAAATAAGAGCAGCATTAAAGCAGTCTATAGACGCTAAACAATTGTGGGAAGGTTATGCTGCAACTCACCCTGTTGTAACAGAATTCCCTGCTCAGGATAAAGCACGTGCAAGAGCATGGACTATGTTGCATATCAAGTTCAATAATGAGCCTATGTTGCAAGTATTAACAAAAGTATGGGCTGATGGATTTGTTTTAGGTCAAGCCTCTGCAGATGAAGCGTTGGCTATGGCTATGCGTGAATCTAAAAAATCTGTTGACATTGTTAAAGCCCCTGCAGCAAATGTAGATTGGGATAATTGGACTCCTGGAAATGCTACTGCTGCTCTGATATTGAAACCGACTAATGCTTTTCAAATCATTCTAGATAACGCTCAAATCACCATTAAAGGTTTGAATAAATCTGGCATAGAAAGCATTGGCTCAGCCCTTGCAGAATCAGTTGCACTTGGTTATTCGAATACCAAGGCGTCTAAATTAATTCAAAAAACTGTTAGCGACCCTGCTAGGGCTTTAAGTATTGCTATAACAGAACAAAGTCGTGCTATTAATATGGCTACTGCTGAACGTTACCAACAAGCAGGTTTGGACGAAATGGAATGGCTCACTTCTGACCCTTGTCCTATCTGTGCTCCTAATTCTGGTCAGGTTGTTAGAATTGGTGGGACATTTAATTCAGGAAATCAGAAACCTCCTGCTCACCCTAATTGTCGTTGTGCTTTGTTGCCTGTAATCCCAGACTTTAGTGCTATGCCTAATCAGCATGGCGTGGTTAATACTTTATCTGGTGGCAAAAATGCCGAATCATTGGCAGACACCATTTACAGAAGTGCTAAGAATGTTGAACCTCCTGTTACAGAATTTATGACTTCAATGGCTGATAAATTAGACGTTAGATTGTCTGGTTTAAGTAATAAACTGAAGACACCTAAATCCCTTATTGAAAAGATTAATTTGTTGGCTGAACGGGAATTTAACGGTGATTTAGAATTAGCGGCTTCAACTATTAAAGATTCGTTGCGTTACACAATGGTTGCTGATTCATCTAATTACGCAGATACTGTTACAGAATCCTTGAAAATGTTAGGCAACAATGGTTATTCAGTAAAGATGAAAAACTTCTGGACTATTAGTAACGACTATAAAGGAATCAATCTTCAGTTAACTGACCCAAGCGGTTTGAAATTTGAATTGCAATTCCACACTCCTGAATCGTTAAAAGTCAAGGGAATCATTCATGATTTGTACGAATCTTGGCGTAAATTAGACCCTAATTCTTCCGAAGCCCTTCTGTTACAGTCTGAAATGATTAAACAATCGGCTACCTTGGCTATGCCAGTTGGTACTGAACTGTTAAAATGATTACGAAAGGCGTGATATGACAATAGTTAGATACTTTATTGGCAAGACCAACGGAATAGTGTTCGGTATCTATCGTGGCATTTTTGAAGGCAAGAAAATAGTAAACGAATCTAAATGGCAGTTGCCAAATGGTTCAGAATGGCAAGATACTCAAGCCGTATCTGAATGGAATTTTCTAGGCAGCGATTTGATAGAACCTATTTCAGATAAAGAAGCACAAGGTTATTTGCCTAACACAAAACTTTAGAATTTCGTGTAATATAGGACGAAACGCTACCAAGGCTGTATAGTGTTATTTAGGAAAGCGCACCTCCCGTTTCGATATTAGCGGCTAGGTTGTATTGAGATATCGAATCAGTCCCGATAATGAGGAGAAATAAATGGCACTTCAACACATCAATGCAAGTACGCAAACAACAGCAACAATTCTCCACACTGTTAAAACTGGATTGAAAGGTGCTGTAGCAGTTCAGATTTATAACGGACACTCTGCTGCTATTTTTATTGGTGACTCAACAGTTACTACTTCAGGTGCAACTATTGGTCGCACTATTGCAGCAAGTGGCAACTTGCAACTATGGCTTAATTCAGGCGACCAGATTTACGCAATTTCGGCTGCTGCTTCTGCGTCTGGCGCAATTGTTATCACTTATTCCGCTTAACAAATCAAGGAGAAATCAATGGCATTAGATTTTACGACTTCATACGCTGCGATTATCAAGCAGGAAAAACAAGATGATGGAACATTACTTGTTTATGGTAAGGCAACTGATGACGCCATTGATTCAGATAATCAAATCTGCGACGCTGGTTGGTTAAATCGTGCTATGCCTGAATGGTTCAAATCAGGTGGAAACATTCGTGAACAACACAGCAACATTGCTGCAGGTGTCGCAAAAGAATTAGATTCAAAAGATGATGGTCATTACATCTCTGCTCTGGTTGTTGACGCTCAATCAGTAAAGAAAGTTGAAACAGGCGTATTAAAAGGATTCAGTATTGGTATTCGTGCTCCTCGTGTTGTACGTGATAACAAGGCTGTCAATGGTCGCATTATTGACGGACAAATTGTAGAAGTGTCTTTAGTTGACCGTCCAGCAAACCCAAATGCAAAACTCATGTTAGCAAAATCAAATGGAATAGAGGTAGTCCAAGTGGAAGAAATGATTGAAGAAGCATTACCAGTTGTAGCAGAAGACACCGCTATTCCTGAAACATCAGCAGATATTGTTGTTGAAGAAACTACAGAAAGTTCTGAAAAATCACCTACTGCTACTTATGTAGTTGCTCTGGCTCGTGCTCTTGCTCCTCAAATAAAGAAATTTGACCAAGCAACATACGACAATGCTCGTCAAGCATTAGCACAACTTATTGTTATTGAATCAGGCGAACTTGCTGAAGGACACGACGAACGTCATTCTCTTAATTGTCTTGTTGCAGCAGTACACGCTCTATTTGCATGGTATGAAGGCGAAGTGGCTGAAGGCGAAGTTGCTGAACCTGCTTTAGCAGAAATGGAAAACCTCGAACTTTCTGCTAATGCTGATTGTGGTTGTGACGGTTGCGTTGCTTGTAAATCAGAAGGTGGTTGCAAGTCAACTCCTTGCGAAAAGTGCATGAAAATGAAATCTGCTAATACTCACAAATGCTTAGAATGTGGTTGTGGTATTCCTCAAGATTCACATGGTCGCACAGATGTATCAACAGCAACAATGGTTTCACCTTCTGAAACACCTAAGTCAAATGAGGCAACAATTGAAAAATCCACAATTACACCGTTGCCAACAATTGAAAGACTTCCGTCTGTAAGTGACGACGACGTATACGAAGATTCTGAAGATAAAACTTCAGAAAAATCTGCTCTAAGTGATGACGATATAAACGTTATTATTGAAAAAGCCGTAAAGAGTGCAACTGAAACTGTAACTAGTGAGATTGCTCTGCTTAAATCCGCAACTGAGGCGGCGCAAGCAGAAGTTAATAAACTACAGGGCGAGTTGGAAGCGGCAAATCAAAAAGCAGTAAACG